AATATGTCTCATTGTTTTCTCCTTAAACTTGGAACACTTCTTTTTTAACAGTACTATTTAAGTATGTCAAGCAGTTTTCTGGTGTTGATTCGATATATGGATCGTCATCGTCGCCGTCATTGTTAATGCCAGGTTCTTGCCACCATTTTTCAACTACACCGTCGTTGATAATACACATATAACGCCAACTACGCAATCCAAAACCTAAATGGTTTTTACCAATCAACATACCCATAAAACGAGTAAAGTTGCCAGAACCATCTGGAATAACTTTTACACGTTCGATGCACTGTTGTTTTGCCCATGCATTCATAACAAATGCATCGTTTACACTCATACAATAAACTTCATCAATTCCCATGTCACGGATTTTATTATAATGTTCTTCAAATCCTGGTAATTGATATGTACTGCATGTTGGTGTAAATGCACCTGGCAAACTGAATAGTACTACTCGTTTGCCTTTAAAATAATCATCTGTTGTTTTATCTTCCCAACGGAATGGGTTTGGTCCGTCAATACTGTCATCACGAACACGTGTTTTAAACGTTACTTTAGGTAACCTAAATCCTTCAATCATTTACATTCTTTCTACAGAATATTTCTGTTTATCTATAATTGCGCTACTAGCTATTGCTAGTGCATCTTGATGTTGGCTACAGTAGGCAACTATGTTACCGTTCTTATCCTTAACCACGTACATGGTTACTCCCCGTTGTTAGTGATATATTATTAATATATTACGATTCGTTTTCGTTGTCAACCTCTTTTTTAATCGGCTGAGGCTTTATCCAATCACTTAGTACATTATGATCGCTACAATCGTCACATGGATCATCGCATTCATCGCATGTTTTATTTTTATTTTCCGTTGTCATAAGAGTATTTAACATCATCGATCCTATAAATAACATTAGCAGTTAATGAGTGAACAAAATGGGTGACATATTTAAATTCATAGCAGACGTTGGATTCCCTATTGCAGGCGCACTAGGCGCCGGTTACTTTGTTTTTCTAACGCTAAAGTTCATACTAGCAGGTGTTACGAGTAGTGTCAATAGTTTAAAAGGCATTATTATGGGATTAGATAACCGAATTAGAACAATGAACCATGACGTAGTTAGAATTGATACACTAATGAGTAACGCATTAGGATTAAGACCGGATGTAGATCGTATTGCACGAGCCGACGGTAAAACAGATGCAAGGAAAGATTAATGTTTTGGTTAGATTATACAATACATAGTGGGTTAAACAAATTCAGAGTAGAAGGAGATTGGCCCGGTGAAGTTATGGGGTTTGATAAAGATGGGAATCCAAATGCTGGAATAAAATCACAACCACTTTATCAACCAGGTGACATATATAAAGTTAATGAAGATGGCTGGTTAATTAAAATTGGCGAAGATAAGGACGACACATAATGGGAAAGAAAAAACTAAGATCAACACAAACAAGTAAAGGCGAGCACGGCGGATCATTAAAGACACGTATAAATGATCCTGCAATAAAAATGATTAACCAACGTAAAGCATTTAACCAAGGCAAACGTGTAATGGTTACTATTGAAAATCCAAATAAAAATGAAACTAATCGTCCATTTATTAGAGTAAATGCTGCCGATGTCTGGAAAGGCCGTAGACGTTAATGGATCCTGTAGAGATAAGTCAAACAATTAAAGAATTAGGATTTCCTATTGTTGCTGCTGGCGGCATGGGTTATTTTATATACTTTATTTGGAAATGGGTTACAGAAGAAATTGATCCTGTACTTAGCGAAGCAAGTATGACATTGATTGCACTAATTGATCGTATTCGTATGTTAGATAATGATTTAATCAGACTTAATCAAAAACTCAATGTTGTCTTAACTCTACGAGATCAACACAGCGACTACGAAGAAAGAATTGCTCATTTACAAAAGATACTTGAACAACACGACATAACAATAGATGAGCATGAAAAAGTCTATTCACTCGACGACTTAAAACAAATATATCGAGAAGTAAAAGAAAAACCCAATGACTGAATTAATTTTTATGTTTTTGCTTGTATGCAAACATGCTGCAGCAGACTTAGCACTGCAATCACGTTTAGAATATAAAGGTGGAAAACTTAATTTAAAAAATGGCAGACTATTAATACACTGTGCACATCATGCTGTACTTGCATTTTTAGTTGCCATTATATTTGTAGGTGTAATAAATGCACTATGGATTTTATTATTTGATTTTATAGCACACTTTGCGATCGATTACAGTAAGTCGTGGTATCAATCTAAAACAAATGTAAAGTATGGAACCAAGACATATTGGATATATTCAACAGTTGATCAGATTTTACACTACACGACTTACTTTATTATTGTAATCTTTGCTATTTAGATTCCATTAGTGCAACTGCTTCATCATAATCTTCTTGTGAAACAATGCCTTCACGCAATAGTTTTTGTCTATTAGCCATGTGTTTAATTTGAATTTCTTCTTTGCTGCCACCAAAGTATGCTACACAATGTCCTTCTTCAATTAACACATCTGTTACTTTACGCCCGTCTGGAATTTTAAAGTCACCTAAGATACGTCCGAACTTACCTTTCATATCTTCGCCGCTTTTATCTTCTGTAGTAATTAAAACAGCACCTTCGTGTAATAGTTCTTTTAATCTATTTTTAGCGGCTGTGCCAAATACTTTTTCTACTTTATCTGAAGTACGGCTTTCAGGTGTGTCAATGCCCATAATACGAACACGTTCGTCTCTTAGCCAAATTCCAAATCCTAAATCAATATCTACGTCGACAGTATCGCCATCAACAGCTTTCAAAAGTACGACATCGTACTCGTTTACTTTTAGTTCACTCATGTCTTATTATCCTCTCACAAATAACTGTAGTATTTATTGAAGGATGCGATTATATTCCGTTTTTATAATCTCTGCAACATGATCTGAAACCATAGTTTCGTAATGTGTGTGATTAACTTCTAAGTGTGTCATGTCAGTTCTGTGTGACATGCTTGCAATAGTACAAACACCATCATTAGGTCCATTGTGATAAGGCACTGAACCTGCTGTTGTAACTATTTGTGTCCATGGTATATCCAATTTTATTTCATTTGCTTCTTTAATTGGATCTGATTTACGACCAATATCTTTAAATAGAGGATAACTTGGCACAATATACTTTGCCCAGTCTGCTGTACTACTACCACGGAACGGTGTACTGATACTAATACCACCTACAACTCTGACATATTTTGTAAGATGTAGTGCATATAGTCCGCCCATACTGTGTCCTACTACAAAGTGCGGACCTTTGCCTTTACAAGTATCTGCAATCATTTCCAAGTTATCATAAAAACGATTCATACTTGAATAGTTGACTAGTATTTCATTTGGAAATTGTAATTTGTCTCTTAAATATTCAAAACTGAGACTTGTCTGATTTGCACCGTGACACCAAATGACATTAATATCATCTGTAGTACGTTTTTCTTCAGGTGATATTGTGCCTAATAAATTTTTAAAATAGTTTAACATTACTTACTTGTTGCTATGAACACTCCATTCCAGTTCTCTGGTAAATCTTGTGTAAGCATATATTCGCAACGCTCTATCCACATGTCATAATATCCTGACATTTTACCATCAAAATGATTATGTAATAGTTTACACTCTTCTATAGCTTTGTCAAACTCTTTTGCACGGTATAAATCGTGCATTTCGTCGTGTTTACGTTGTGCTACTTTCCAAGCAGGCTTAACATCATCGAGTACTGTATAGATTGAAAGTCCTACACTTTTACCTTTTACTTGTAAGTCGTCAACTTTTAAGTAAAAGAAGTCATCTTTGGTTGCTTCGTAAGTTGCTTCACCAACTAATAGTAAACATCCATATTCTTTACACTTAGACTCTACACGTGCGGCTGTACTTACTGCGTCCCCGAGTACGTCATAACTGTGACGCTTAGTAGACCCCATTTCACCAATGTACCCAAGACCAGTATTAATACCAGCCCCCATACCGACAGGTGGCCTCCCTTCTGGAATAATAACTTCTTCATTGAATTTCTCCACTGCTTTAAGCATATCTAAGCCACATTGCACGGCTGTACGTGCATGTTGCTCATCATCAATTGGCGCATTGTGTATATGCATACTAGCATCACCAATATATTTGATAATCATGCCATCTGCATCTAATACAGGCTCTGTAATAGCATCCATATACCCGTTCATAATACGAGTAAGTCCTGCAACATCATCGCCAAACGATTCTCCCAATGGTGTAAAGCCTCGCAAGTCTGAGAATACAATACTTACGTCTTTCTTTATACCTTTTTTAACTAAGTCTGGATTTTCTTGTAGCAATTTAACAACTGTAGGACTTGCATATCCTGCAAACTGTTTCTTAATTGCTTGCTTTTGTAAAAATTCATCTAAGAATTTAATAATATAACGTGTAAGTCCTACGAGTACTAAAAATGCACTAGATGTAGCACCATCAATTAAATAATTATAGTTATTGAAACTATATATGCTACCTATAATCCCGCCAGCAACTGCTATAACAAACACTGCAATACCTACATATGTCCAACGAGCTAGTACAATAATTAATAAACCAGCAACTAAAAAGCCAAATAGTTCTGCATCTGTTGCCCAACCTGGCCTTTCGATATTTGATTCATTAAACACTGTACCTAATACTGTTGCATGTATTTCGTGTGGGAAAATACTACCTGCTGCAGTAGCAACTGGCTGTCCAATGCCTGCTGCAGTTGGACCTACGAATACAATACCGCCTTCAAAATCATCTGGTAAGTCCATTACACTGTATGATTTATTCTGTTGACTCCAGTCAATCCAAACACGACCTAGTTCATCTGTTTGTATTGGACCAAACTGTGGTATGCGTAGTTTGTCTACACCAAATTCATTTAATTTAATTTGAAAACTTGGATCGCCTGCTATAACACGCAACACTTCCATTGTAACACCCGGATACAATGTTCCATTACTTTCAATAACAAGTGGTAATCTACGTGTTACACCGTCTTGTTCTGGGAATGTATCTACTATTCCACTGCCAACTGCGGAGTATTCAATATCTGGTATATTGCTGATGGTTCCCGGTACACTAGGAATAAGACTAATATAGTCACTGTTAATAATAGTAGCACCTGGATTGATTGCTTCATTCTTGCTTTCCTCGGCTCCTAACATATTCAATATAACAGGTAGTTGCTGCATTGTCAATGCAAGTTCTTCATCCTCACCTGCACGATCTGGTTCAGCCATTAGTACATTAAAAACTACTAAGCCTGCACCTCTGTCATACAAATCAATAATTAAATCTGCATAATCGCCTCTGGGCCACGGCCATTGTCCGTACTGTTCTAGTGCTGCTTCATCAATATTAACTGTATATACATTATTAGTTACTGGTTCTTGACTAACAATAAGTTGATCGAAATAACGTAGCCTTAAACTTTCTAAAAAACTTGGATTAATTGCTGTCAAATAAGTTAGTAATAAGAGTGTTAGTACACTCCACACAGGGCTTAATAATATTTTTTTCATTGGCTACTCCGATTGTTCTTCGTATTTATTTGGATTTAGCATACGGTCCCACGCAGGGCCAACACTTTCCCAATAATTACGACTATCGGAATCAAAATATACTGTAACTCTAACAATAATAAAAATTAAAACTAATACAATTAAACTATTTTTGAGCATCACGGTTGTCCCATGGTGCGTTTTCATAGCATCCTGCTGGTAATTTATCTTTATAATTTACACCTGCTTCAAAACTATTACCAGTTACTTTTATATAACTGCTTTCAAATGGCATTTCACGTGGTTTACCCCAACAACGATTTAAACTTTGTCCTGGTACACGATATCTCGGGTTGTGTTTTAAGAAGTCTCTTAGTTCAGCAAGTTCTGCTGCACGTTTTTCTTGTCTTGCTTTGCTAGCACAAGCGGCTGCTTTGCTCCAATCAAATGTGTCAAAATTTTCAATTGAGTATCCTGTTTGATTTAAGCATGCCTTTGTTGCTGTGTTGTCCGCCCACGCAGGTAAAGACACCGACAGCAATACTGTCATAATTAAATATTTCATTGTCACTCTCCTCAAGTGTATTTATTTAAATACCGTTATAATTGTACAGTGATTAGCCTTTAAATACTTGTATGAGAGTGATACTATTTTTATTATTATTCATTCCTTCCACAGCATGGGCGTGGGAAGATTGGGACAAACAAACCCGTGATAACTTTTGGCGAACTACTAATTGGATTATGCTAGATTGGCATAGTACAGATATGATTGCTGCTACAGGCTGGGACGGTTACAGAGAAAAAAATAAAATTATGGGTCCATATCCTAGTCAAGGAGAAGTAGCACTATACTTTGCTGCACGTGTCGGATTAAACTATTGGATGCACGATCAAGGATATGATTATTTGGCAATGCCAGTTAGCATTATTCATGCTCACGCTGCGTATAGTAATTATAGATTAACTGGCAACGACGATAAAATAGGACATATTTTAATTGGTTCTGCTATAAGTGAAACAGTATCATACTATACTGATAGTAGATGGAAAGGCTGTGCTGCCGCACTTGCTGTAGGTGTTGCTAAAGAATTAAGTGACAGCCGCTTTGATATGGAAGATGCGACTGCCACTGTGTTAGGTTGTTCGATTATTAGAATCGAATTTTAAGACCCGCACTGATTTTTGTGCTTGTGTTGTCGCCTGCTGTAACTCTGTTGATATTGCCACCAATACTTACACGCTCGTTTAGATGTTTGTTAATTCCTACACCTACACGCATTGTTTCTGCGTCATCAAAGTCTCTTGCAAAACTTGCAGTAAGTAATCCTGTATCAAGGTTTACACCAATTGTAGCATAACGATATGATTCATCACTTGCTGCGTGAGTGATAGCAATAGTTGAATCACCTGTCTCTGTCCACTCATCTACACTGCGGTTGCCTACGGTATATGCTGCAAACGGACGCAAGTTTCCTGTTGATTTTTCAACTTGGAGTCTACCCCAACGCTCTGAACTGTTTGTAGAACCTGCTGCTCCAAATGTTCCAACTGTTCTATCATATCCTAGTTCACTGTTGGCAACATGTCCTTCACCACTGACGGTTAAGTCTCTGTCGTCAAGTGCTTTGCCTACTCTTACACCAAACTGTGTTGTAGCCATTGTTCCTGTGCTGTTTTCACCAGTTAGTTCTGTGTCTGCTTTACTGAATCCACCTGTAATACTCATACCATTTTCTGTAGCAACTGTGTGTCCAAGACTGTATGTTCTTGTTTCCGCACTGTAGCCATTGCCCATGTCATGTGTAGTACGACTACCATTTACTCCTTGTGCAAAACCAGTTTGATGTGGTACGCCAAGTCTCAACATTTCGTTTGCTTGATCAACACGCCCAACAAACGGATCTAATGTAGTTGTTGTGCTTTGTGTGTTTTGTGTAGTGCCATCACTCATGTTGTCCCATGTGGTGTCTGTTTGTGTTCTTGCTACTGTTTGTACGCCTGCTGCAATGCCCATACTGTATGCAATACTGCTGCTTGAGCCAGTACTGTCTACTGTAGGACCGGCGTTTGATGCCGGAGATGTTTCCAAACTATCAAGTATGCCATTACCGTTAGCATCACCCGATAACAATGCACTATCAATAGTCACTGTTAAACTGCGAATCATTTCATTCATAGGTGCCCAGTCTTGTGTTGGCGAACAAGTTGTACAGTATGATTCTGTATCACCTAACGGAATATAAGTGAATGTGTAATCACCACTTGAAAGACTATTAAAAGTCACACCTTGCCAATAGTTAGATTGCCCGCCTACTGCGGTGCTATCGCTGTAATCGATTAACTGTGTACCCATTTGGTCAGTTGAGAAATAGTTAATACCCGGAAACAGTCCATTGGGTGTTGTGTTTTGATTTAGGTCAAACTTTGTAATTGTTGTTGTGTATGTTGTGCCATTAGCACCTTCTAATTTTAATTCACCTTCATTAAAGTTACTGGTAGTATGGTATGTACCATACCAAAAAGTCACGTTAGCATTTGCGTCACTAACATAACCTATGCTGTTAGTGTGTGCTAACGCTGTTGTTGAAAGTAGCGAACCAATGATTGCTCCGCCTACTAGATTTTTTATTGTTTTCATATTACGTCACTCCTCAGTCTACGTTAAACGTATTTAAGGTGTGTTGTACCTATAATTAAAGTACTAGTTATTTCTATCTACTGTAAGTGCGCAACCTGCGCTATTGTAACAATAACCAGTTACACTAATACTGTCTGCACTTGTGGTAACATTTTGCGTCAGTGTAAAATTATGTGCTCCGCCGCTATTTGTTAAATCAACTGCGGCGCTTGCACTGTTACTGCCTCTTTGATCTATATCAACAACATTATCATCACCTGTAAGATAAACATCTGCCCACTTTTGTCCACCATTGCCTCGTTGATATAAATCTACTGTGTTGTCACTACCTTGTATTTCTATAAATCCTGTGTGACCAGCCTTACCTCTTTGTGTGTGATATGCTATGTTGTTGTCACCGTTTACTATATTTGCTAGGTGATGCGGATCTCCTCCGCCACCGCCTCTGTTTACATCTGTTTGGTAACTGCCTACAATGTTGAAGTCACCATCCACGGTCCAGTATGCTTCGTGCCCGCCTGTTTCATCGCCGTCATAACTGTCGTCACTATGCACACCTTGACGTATTACTATGTTATTGTAATCACCTGTAGAATACAGTTGAGCATAGTTGTCAGTACTGCGCTGTGTCATTTCCAAGGAGATACTATCGCCAGATTGATTTATATATATTTCGCTGGCATTACTGCTGGTTGATGCTAATGCTACTGCCGCCGCCAACGCCAACACGATAACCGTATGCACTGAACCCCTCCTGTACCATATCTATAACATATCCTTGATCTACATGTAAGTATAACTGAAAGAAATGATCATCGCCTTGCTTTCTGCTTACAATGTAGTTTGGATCTTCATCATAAAATATATTTGTTTCTCTGTCTAATCCACGATCCTTAACAGCAAATAACTCAATATTTTGTGTGCCTAATTCGTCTAACCATTGTGCAAGTATTTGCTGCATTTGTCTTTCCATTTCATCTGTAAAGACTTCATCTAAATATGTTAAGTTATCTAAATCTGTTACCCAAATGTTTTTTATACCTTCAACCAATGGATCTTTATCTAATTCATCAAATTTTAAAAAGTCAATATCTAATAAGTTTGTTACAGGATATTGTTTTTCTAATTCTTCGTCGTATACTGGCTGCTTACGTACAATTAGCATTGCACGTAGCATGTCACTTGGCAGTTGTAGTATAACAGGTTTTGCAGGTGCAGCCCATGGTGACTTCACAACTGTAGTTTCAAATGCTTGATTCATTATAACCATTCCTACGTCACTTTCAACTGCAATTTCACCTACTTCACATAGTCCGCTAGTATCACAACTTGGCAATAGTGTAATCATACTGCCACCGATTTCGTCTACAATCATCATAAAGTCTGTGCCACGCACTGTAATTTTAGCACTCGGTGTACGTATGTTTACTCGTTGTCTTGAATTCTTTGCTATTTGTCCACTTGCATAACGAACAGCGCCAAGTGTTGCTCGCATACTTAATGCACCTTTTTTACTGTCGGGATCGTATACAAATTCATCAATTACCATACGTGAATGTTCAGTAACATCAACACGTGTGTCATCTACAAATTCTAATTGCCAAGCGCCATTGTCTGTTGTGATGGTATCCATCATTTCAAGTCCAGTGCCAACTGCGCCGTCGAACTTATTTTCTTCACGTTTAATTTGTCCCGGGCCAGTTGCGGCTGTAATTTCGCCTATACTTGCCCAAGATGTATTTGTTAGTAATAATAGAACAACTATGTATTTCCACATTAGTCTGTCTGTGTAATATCTACTGATTGATCATCACCTGTAAAAGTTGCATCTAAGTGATTATCATAAATGCCGCTTTGTGTGATGTTGTAGTAACTACCACCACCTGTAATTGTTAGATCAATTGTGTGTCCCACAACATCTCCGTTGCCATCCACATCAATGTCTACAACATTACCAGTTGTACCTGTTGCTGCAGTAAGTGTTCCATTTGTGCCTGGTGCTGTACCTGTACCTGCACTGTTGTTAATAACAACGTCAATTAGTGCACTTGTGCCATCTACAGTCATTTCTACAACATTACCAGCGCCATCAATTGTAAAACTTATATCTGCATTATCTGCGTCACTTGTTTCGCCAATATCAAAGTCAAATGTTGTATAGTCTCCGTCAATGTCTATATCTAGAGTTGCTGTATCACAGTTACCTGTTGTTGTGCTACTACACAACAAATCAATGTCATTGTAACTGCCCAGTATACTCCAAGTACCTGTGTAGTTGTTGCCCTTGATAGTTGCCGCTATTGTATTATCACTTCCAGTTTGTGTAATACTAAAAGTCATATCGTCACCATTTAGTGTTACACCTGTAGTACTATTACCAAAAGAGTTGTCTTGTCCGTCTTGGGTTATGTCTAAATCTAATCCATCGCCTACTTGTTCTATGTATATTTCATTAGCCATTGCACCCGTAGCGAACAACATACTTGCAATAAGTAAAATTATTTTATGCATTATTCATGTCCTTTTTTTACGGGGTTGGTGCTTACTTAAAATTCCACAAACCCTTGCGAACGCCTTCATAAACTAGTTCTATAACAGTTGCTTCAATTGCCGATCTTACTGCTAAGTTAGTCGGTTCATTTATACTGTAACCAGTTTCAACTTCAACACTTCGTGTGCCTAATTCAATAAATTTAAATGCGTCTATACCAGTTCTATAACTGGCTATACTTTTTTGTGCTGCTACACTTGCTAGTACTCTGCCTGTGCTAACACTTACGATGCGCATTCCTACTGTAACTGTGTCTATTCTATATTCTTGTGTTGCACCGATTCCAAAATATCTTGCGCCTTTACCACCTGTAACTATATTACTATCGTAACCTACAATACCGCCTTCTAATATTATACCAGCAAACTTCATTGGCTTTAACGGTGTTACTTCTTTTTCATAATTTTCTCTTGTACTGCGGATAAGTTGACGTTCTTTTACAACATTGTCCATACCAACACGTTCAACAACTTCAAACCATTTACCACCGCCTGCTTCTAATAGTGCGTCAATGACCCATACTTCTGCACCTTGTGTAACTGCACTGCTCAAACTTGCTGCTCCATCACTAGGAGCACGTTGTCCTGTTTTATCTAAGAAACTGTAAACACCTACAGTCATTGCAGGACCATCCAATGGAGGAAGATCTCTTAGTTCATATGTCATTGGATTTTCTTGTACAGTTGCAGGTTGATTAAATTTGTCAGGTAAAGTTTTTAGTCCTGAACTACATGCTGTTAGTAAAAATGCTAATGGTAATATTTTCCACATTAAAATGTAAACTCCCCAGGACCCGGGATAGTTATTTCTGTATAACCATCATCGCCGTCTATTGTAAGTGTAATACTGCCTGTTTCTGTATCTTTAACCCAAGCAATAGTTGCACCTTCTACTGTTGTCGTGCCACTATTAGCACAAGTAACACCTGTTTCATCTCCACAAGCGGCAAACATATTGTCTACCATTTGCTTTGAAAGTGTAGCATATATTCTTGATTCAAGATTTTTAATGAACTTGTTTAGTGTGCTGTTTTGTAATTCACGTTCAATACGATCCGCTTCTGCTTCAGCTTCTTTTCGTATATCTTCGCTGCGATTAAATTCCAATTGCTCAAGACTAAGTACGTGTGCACTGTATCCAATGCCACTAAAACTAGGATTTTTAAATTGATATGTTAAGTCTGCACTTGCTGTGGTTGCAAGAGTCAGAACAATAGATAACACTATTGTACCAAATTTCATTATCACTCTCCTCAACACTATTTATAGGAGAGTTCATAAAAAAAGTACCAAGCATGATATCTTGATACTTAATTATCTTCTGATAAATGCGCCTTCTTTACTGTGTATAGATGCTATAAGTTCTTCCCACTGTTGAGGACTCATTGATATTGTATGCCAGCGTCCAGTATCTTCATCTTCTTGTCTTATGTAAACAATATCATCAAAACTGTTTATGACTACATCTTCATGTGTACCAGTGTCATCTAATATTGTAATACAAACTTCGTCGTGGTCAAATTCAACTGTATACATTATTCTAAATCTAGTCTGTCACCACGAACAATATTACCATCTGGATTTATTTTTAGTAAACGTAAACTAATAAGTGCGTCAAGTGCTGTTGCTGCACCGTGATCTCTACCTTTATAATATCCCATTACAAATAATATCATTCCTATAATAACTGCAATTATGCCTTGTGTTGTGCCATCCATGATTTACATAGTCCTTTTCTGTTACATTTATAATATAGTGTAAGATGTCTTGAATGTCAAGAGTTATTTTAACATTAATTCGACACCAAACACTATCCCTTTATCTATACCGTTGTCTGAATAGTTTTCTACTGCAGGGCTAGCAAACATTCTAACATTATCTCCGATGTCATATGTTCCTCTAATAAACGGAGCAATTGGACCAAATGCTGGGTAACCAGTTACTAGTGCAAATTCTGCTCCAAACGATCCAAATTCCATTCTTTGTCCTGCATATACACTTAATCTTTCTACACTATTGTAGTATGCTCCTGCAATAGCGCCATCTTCTACAATTCGTATGTGTGGATGCACACTATTATAGTCGCCTGCTAAACCACCGTGAACACTTAAACCTAGTGCAAAAATTATACCTTCCATTGTATTCTCACTCTCCAATAGTATTTACTTGTTTTTTGATATGATTTATTTCACTTTCGATGGTTTCTAGTTTTTTATTTCGTATTAAAAACAAACGTTCATATAGTCTTAGATTTTTGTATCTGTAATCTGTTAGTACTTTTAGTGTACATATTGCCCACCACCACCAAACAACACCTATGAAAAACATAAATGTTCCTCCTAGTACTATTGCAATATCTAGTAATGTGTCAAATTTTAAAAAATAGAACAAAAAAACAAAGCATAATGCTGTGCTGGGCATTATGCTTGCTAACATCATCCAAATTGTAATTTGACGCTTAATACGTTCTGTTGTTTTCATACTAGTATTTACTCATAAAAAAAGGACCATTAAAGGTCCTTTTAATTGCTTAATAATTCAGCAGTATTAGAACGAGAAACTTACGCCAACTGTTGGTGTAAAGTCTTCTGTGTCTAGGTTATAGTTTGCGCCTGCTGTTAATTCGGCGCCACCTAGTGCATATGTGTACTCGCCACCTACGTTTTGTAGCATGTCATCTTGGTCACCGTTTGCATATGCTGTAATACTTGCAACATTTGCAACACCTTCGAAGCCTAGCATCTCTGCGTCTGTATCATATGTTAATGCGCCGCCGATTACTGCTTCACCTACTGCTAGTCCGTCAACGCCTGCACCTAGTACAACGTTGTCTGTGTCTAGGTTCATGTCACCTGCTGCAGTTACATCAAGTCCTGCTACGTCAAGTGTGTATGCACCTTGAATGTTTGAGATGTCTGTTACATCTGCTGTCCAGTCTGTAAGACCTACTGCAACTTGTGCATCGCCTACAGTTACTAGTAGTGATTCAGTCATTGCTGGTGCTGCTAGTGTTTGTTCACCTTCTGCACCTGGCATAACGCCATTGTCGTCACCAAATGCTACAGCAATGCCGCCAACTTCTGTGCCAACTGTCCAGTTGTCTAGTGTTACTGCATTTCCGTCAGTTGCACTAAAATCTAAGTCAACTGATGCTAGACCTGCTGCGTCTACACCTAAGTCCAGACCCATTGCACCACCCCAGTCACCTGCTGCTGTTTCAGCAAAGTTTAGTGATACTTCGCCTGACAATACTGGGCTTGGAACTGTTACATTTTCAGTTTCAGCAAATGCCGCACCGGCCATGCTAAATACTGCTACAACAGAAAAGATTGTGTTTTTCATGATTTTTTCTCTTTCATAAAACTATAGGCTGTACTAAGGTACAGCCCTTTTTTTTATTACGTATTACTTATATACTTTTAAGGTAAAAATCAATACCTAAAAATATTTTCAGTAATACATGTTGCATTAAAGCAACAACTAACCTCCTACATAAGTACCGTCTTTTGGACGATACCATGCTTTTTGATTATGTATACGACCTAGCAAATCTCTAATCATATTTGCTTCGTCTAGTAGTTTTTCTTTATCAACACTATCGTCTACAATTGCTTTTCTAGTACGACGATCAATTTTTGCACTAAGTGCAGTTTCAATAATCTCAATATCTTGTACAGATAGTTCAAACGTTCGATTCGGTTTCATTTATGTTTTCTCTCACTTCATTCTCAGGTAAACATACAACTGCTAATATTTGATCATTAAATCCTGCTACATCAATAACTTCTATAGCAAGTCTACTAGCATTATCTGGATCGTTTACATAATCCACGCATTCGTTACGTGTTTCAAATTCTAAATACGGAATATCAAACGGACCTGCTACTGACATATAAAAAACTATTAACCACTTCATAGTTTTTTCCAAATCACTCGAGCATACTGTGCATCAAGATCATCTCTAAAATCAATAGCATCTAATACATTATTAAATGTTTTTTTAATAGTGCGGTCTTTAAATATTCCGATAATTTCTATCATAGTCTTACACCACTATTACCTTTTTTAGGCTTTGGCTCCATTGCATATGCAAATAGCATCATTAGCAAAGGTATTCCATATGCTGCTCCAAAATAAACATAAATCATTTATACTTCCTATTAAAATAGTTGCGATAAATCTCAAACAGTTCAATTTGATCTAACGACTCGTGAATAATAAATTCATCTCTAGTCAAATATTTTTCTGCTATCTGAATTGCTTCTGCTCTAAGCGGGGACATCGAAACAAGTTCTCCTTCTTTATCCCTTGTTACCCACATTAAGTACGATTACCTCTCAGTGCAAAAAACAGACCACCGACCCACAACATAACGTGGAATGGATCATCTATCATAAAGGTCCATAAGTTTTCTGGCTCCAGTGTCCAAATAACACCTGTCATAATACTACAAATAACAATACCTGAGAAACGTGTGATTAGATCTTGTAGTTCTTTTAATGCTTTGACAATAACAAGTCCGCCAATTGCTAGTCCAATTCCAGCACCAATTTCGCCATACACAACAAACCACCAAACCAATGCTGGCAAGTCCATTGCTTCAGCATCTTCTACTGTAAATGGTAGTTTGCTAATACCTTGCGTTAGAAATACAATTATAAGGGGTATCCGTATGAGCCAGTGACTCATACAGAATTCAGGAATTGCGGAGGTAATTCTCTGTGCTAATGCTGTCATGGTAGTTCTGCCAACAACTCTTTAAGTTTCTTTTTTGACTTGCCCTTTACCTTGGCATCACGAATGGCATCTACACCTTCTTGTGTTAGATCACCTACAACTACAATGGCAATCATACCCATTGATTTATGTGGTGTACACTGATACAAATAAACACCTGGTGTATCAAATGTGTAGGAATATTCTTTTGATAATTTTGATTTCTTTGGTGCTTCCCAACCATCTGGGCCTGCGATAAACTCAACGTTGTGACCTTTTTGTGTTGGTAGCCAAGTAATAGTGTCGCCGACATCAATCGTTGCAATGTCCTCTGAATACACCATCTTAGCGCCATCGTCACGTTTGTTTAACATATCAATTGTCATATCTGCTGCCAACACTCCTGTTGGCAATGCAAATGATAGTGCAAGTAATGCACCTAGTGCTGCTAGTCTAAGTTTCATTTTTTATCCTTTACATTTAGATTTGATGGAGAATATACACTCCCATCATATTGTGATCCTGTTTTACCTTCTCCAGTTTCTACGCCAAAGTTACAACTGGCTACTGCTAGAAAGAAAGCAAGTGATCCATAAACTGTGTATTTGGTCCAGTTCATAAAACCTACATAAGTTTCTTCTGCTGTTTTTTGTGCTTGTGCTTTTGGATTGCTCATCTGCCTGTTACCTCTGGCAAATCTTTAGCCCAAGGAAATTCTACACGTAGTAGTTCTTTTAACTTCCCCATCCTGCAAACTCCTCTTTGTTTTTCATACGTTCGTGCCTAGTAGGCAAATAGGTTGTTTGCTCGCCTAAGCAAGTCCAACCAGTTTCTGCTATCCAATCTTTCATTTGCTGTTCGCTATCAAACTCCATGACAACAGTTTCGCCTGTATTGTTATTGAAAATATTATACATCATTCGGTCTCTGCCCATGGAAAGCAAGGTAAAATAATACTTTGCTTACAATACTTTTGATCGGCTAGCAAAATAGGCACACCTACCATAAAGAAAGCAATAATAGCAAATGCTTTGCCTAGGTCTTTCAATGTGCAGTAATTAATACGATCACTCATGCTCACCTCCATTACCACGTCCATTATACCCGCCAAAGCGATTGAATGTTTGTGGACGCTTATCTGCTTCACGCATTGTCATTGCTGTAATAAACACGCCTGCAAGAAATAAAACGTGTATTGAAGCACTAATACCAAATGCTATATAACTTCCTAGCATTGCAGCAAAAATACCACTCCATACAAATGCCAGGCATTGAAATACCATGTGTGCTACACGTGGATCTAATTTGCGTAGCGGCGAATTTTCAATAGTCATAACGCTTGAATACATCAATCCTAAGTCTTTTCTAATTGTAATGAGAGTTGTTGCCCAACCAATGGGCTTTGGTGTTTGATTCATATCGTTCTCCGTGTGTCTATGTATATAATAATATATAGCACGTCAAAACTGAAAATCAACAGTCTTGACGTGCGTTAAAACGTAGCAGTTACTTGATAATTATTTTTTATTTCCGCTTACGAAATTATAAAATAGTTCTGCTGCTTCTAGTACTTTTTCTGCACCAGGAACTTCGGGCATTGTAACTTCAGTTACAATTTCATCGCCGTCTTTTTTCATTGAAGTTTCAAACTGACCCCACTTTGTATGATAGTCATTCCACATTTGATTTTGTGCCATTTCTAATACTTTAGTGCGGATTTCGTAGCCGTTTTTATTTGGCTTTACTGTCGGCATTGCCGATTTCATCATGTCAGCAAATTGCTCGAATTGTTTTGTCATTTGTTCGTTCATTGTATTTTCCTTGTGTGTGTGTTTATGTGTATGTTCTATTGAACGTTAGTATTTAGTGCCACACTTCTGTTGCTAGGCAGTGGCCGCCCCCTTAATTATGCTGCTAGAGCGTAACCAGAAGGTGCAAAGTTATCGTTTGCATTTGTGTTTTG